CTAATATGTTAATTACTACTAAATTAGATTTAGATGATATTCCTATATGTGAATTTGTATTTGGTGATATGTCAGGATATGCAAATAAGATAACATACAAGATTCAAGGTAATATTACTGAAAATAATTTATCTATACCTTTTGATGCAGAAATGATAAAAGATATATTTAACGCTAATAAAGATGTAGATACAGCTACTTTAAGTTTATCCTCAAGAGGTTTACTAAAACTAGTTTTTAAAAATAAAAATATTGAAAGTACATATTATATATTAAGAAATGAATAGCTATAAGGCAACTCAGGTTAAGGATATAGATGAAAATGAAAAGGGTGGAGTAATTTATTCTAATGATTTTTCTGTAGATTCTAACCATAAAAACAGGCTATTTGTAATTGATGATTTTTATACTAATCCTTTAGAATTAAGACAATTTGCATTAAATCAATGGTATTTTGATGATGAAGGTTTTGAAGGATTAAGAACAAGAAAACAATTTTTCTTTAAAGGAGTTAAGGAAAAATTTGAACAAACTATTAGTAAAAAAATAACAGTATGGGAAGAGTATGGGATGAATGCTAGATTTCAAAATCATAAAGCAGATTTTAGACCAGTTTATCATGCAGATGCACAAACATATGCTGCCGCTATTTATTTAAATCCTAATGCCCCTTACAAAGCTGGCACTTGTTTTTATGCACATAAAGAAACGGGATTAAGAGGAGGGGAAGAAAATATTGGGCATGCCTTTAATGGAAATACTTGGGTTGACTCTACCCCCTATGTTAAAATAGATGAAATTGCTAACATATTTAATAGATTAGTAATATGGGATGCTAGGTTAATCCACGCTGCCCCCACATATTTTGGTTGGGACATTAATTCTGGAAGATTAACACAAGTATTTTTCTTTGATGCAGAATAAATTTTTTTATATATGTATTACCATAATAAACAAAGCATAGTCAAGGCGCGCTGAGTTTTATTATTAATTAATTATTAACCGAGTAGCTAAGGCGCTCACAAATTTAAATGATATGAGTACATTACAATTATTAGAGAGACATTTGTCTCCATTCGATATCCTATTTAGGAATCACTTTCATGCTGATAGTACATTCCAACCAGCATCAAATACTAAACAACCACACCCTCTTAATATATTCTTTGATGATAAAGGACTTCATTTTGAAGTTGCCTGTACTGGGCTAACTAAAAGTGATGTAATCCTTGACATTGAAGGAGATACTTTGAAAATTAGTTATAAAAAACCAGAGGATGATGAATTCCATGAAGGAACTATTCACCAAGGTTTATCTAAAAAATCTTTTGATTTAAGATATAAAATTGCACCTAAGTTTAATTTATCAAAAACAGATGCAGCTTTAGAAAATGGATTATTAGATATTTTTATACCTTTAGCTGAAGAAGCTAAACCTAAGTCTATTAAAATTAAATAACATTTTTTTACAATAAGCGCGCCTTCGCTTGGCTTTCACAAATATCTTTCGTATATTTACGGTATAAATAAAAATGTTATAATATGTCAAAAGCAAAATCACATACAGTAATAGAAGATCCTTCGTTAGAACCATATTTTGTTACCAAAGATGATTACAATTATATTGTAAATATTAAAATCCAAACAAATAAAAACCATTTTAGATCTAATGGGGAAACTAAAGAATATGAAAAAGCATTAAAGTTTTTTCCTAATCTTAAATCAACATTACAATGGATAGCTGAAGAAAAACTACATAATAAAGAACATTATACTTCTTTAAAAAGTTTTATAGCAGAGTATAGTAAAATTGAATCTAATCTTATAAATTTTTTATCACAATGAGTAAACTTAAAGCATTATTTGATGCAGTTATCGTTAAACCTGTAGAAAACGAAGAAACCCTATATGGCAATATTATTGTGCCTGATATGGGAAAAGAAAAAAATGAATATGGAGAAGTTGTAGCAGTAGGAACCGGAAGGTATACAATTACTGGTGATCATGTTCCTATGCATTTAAAAGTAGGTGACTTAGTAGTTTTGCCTACTCAAGGATTTACTAAACTTCCATTTGATGGGGAGGAATTTTATGTAGGACCTGAAAATCAGGTACTGGCACTTGTAACAAAAGACTAAATTAAAATTTAATAATGAATAAACATATAGAATTCGGATCAGTTGCTAGAAAAGAACTAGTAAAAGGTATAGATAAACTTGCAGATGCTGTTATAGCAACTTTAGGACCAAATGGTAGAAATGTAGTTATTTCTAGCAATCAAGGGATACCTCAAAGTACTAAAGATGGGGTTACTGTAGCTAAATCTATTACATTAAAAGAACCTACACAAGAATTAGGTGTTCAGCTACTTAAACAAGCTGCTATTAATACTGCAAATAAAGCAGGTGATGGAACTACAACTTCTACATTACTTGCTCGTGAAATGATCAAAGCAGGATTAAATAGTTTAAATAATGGTGAAAATGCTGTTCAAATTAAAAGGGGAATTGATAAAGCTATTAAAGTAGTAATTGATAATCTTCAAAACCAAATATCTGAAGATATTACAGGAGAATTACAATTAGAACAAATAGCTTCAATCTCTGCTAATAATGACCCTGAAGTTGGTAAGCTTATTTCTACAGCTATTGATAAGGTAGGTTTAGAAGGTGTTGTACATATTGAAGAATCTAAAACTGGAGATACTTATTTAGAAACAGTTGAAGGTATGCAGTTTGATAGAGGTTACAAATCACCATATTTTGTAACAGATAATAATTCAATGTCCTCTATTTTAGATACTCCAGCTATCTTAATTTTGGATCAAAAACTTACTCAAGTAAAAGAATTATTACCTATATTAGAGGCTGTATCATCAGAAGGTAAATCATTATTAATAGTTGCCGAAGATATTGATAATGAAGCACTTGCTACACTTATTGTTAATAAAATGAGAGGCACAGTTAACGTATGTGCTGTAAAATCCCCAGATTTTGGAGAACGTAGAAAACTTGTTTTAGAAGATATAGCAATTATGACTGGTGGTCAAGTTTTTTCTAAGGATAAAGGAATGAAACTTGATAAATTTAGTTGGGATTGGTTTGGTGAAGCAAGAAAAGTAACAGTAACAAAAGATCAAACTACACTTGTAGATGGAAAAGGAAAAATAGAAACTATTGAATCTCGTGTTGAAGAATTACAAAAACAAATTGATAACTCTAATTCCCCATATGAAACTGAACAACTGCAAAATAGGCTTGCTAAATTTGTAGGTGGAGTAGCAATTATTCATGTAGGTGGTCATACTGAAACAGAAATGTTAGAGAAAAAAGATAGAGTTGATGATGCTCTACATGCTACTAAAGCTGCTATTCAAGAAGGTGTTGTTGCCGGTGGAGGTGTTGCTTTATTGTATTCAAGAGAAGCAATTGATAGATCTGATACTGGTTCCGAAATAGTGTATAGAGCATGTGGTAAGGCATTTGAACAAATATTAGCTAATGCTGGTTATGATAGAAATGAAGCTATACTTTTGGGGCAAACAACTTTAGTTAATGCTGGAAAATTTAATAGATGGAAAGGGATTGATATTGAAACCGGAAAACCTATAGACTTTAAGAAAAAAGGAATTATAGATCCTACTAAAGTTACAAGATTAGCTTTAGAAAATGCAGCAAGTATTGCTGGTACTGTATTATTAACTGAATGTACAATTACTGAAGATAAAAGTGAGGATACAGATAAAATGAATACATTACAAAATAATGCTTCAACAGCCGCGGGCATGGAAGGTTATATGTAATAAATTTGGAGAAGTAATAATAATTATTTAAATTTATATATATGGAAAATAAACCAAAAACTGAAGTTATAGAGCAAAATATATTAATTGCTAGGAGAGTTCCACCAGGTGATAAGTGGAGATTAATTGCTAATGAACCTAAGGGACCTATTCATAAATCACTTACAGATACATTGGAAGCATATATGACTAAAACAGGATTTAGGGGAGAATATAGATTAGCTCCCTTAAAAAGTGAATTATTTGCTATTTCAACTGAGGAAAAAGAAGTACAAGTTGAACAAGAACAAAAGTTTTCTATTTACGGTGAATATTGAAATGAAAGAACATACACTACTAAACGAGAGATACAGACCTAAGGATTTATCTACATATGTTGGAAATCCAAATCTAAAATCCAGTATAGCTAAGCAGTTATCTCAAAATGATATTCAAAACTATTTATTTTATGGTCAAGCTGGAGGAGGTAAAACAACTCTTGCTAAAATTATAGTAAATAATCTTGATTGTGATTATCTTTATATTAATGCAAGTGATGAACGAGGTATTGAAACTATTAGGGAAAAAGTATCTGGTTTTGCTAGTGTAATGTCTTTTAAACCTATAAAAGTTGTTATTTTAGATGAAGCTGATTTTTTAACAATACAAGCTCAGGCATCATTAAGAAATATAATAGAAACATTTTCACGAACTACTCGTTTCATTTTAACTTGTAATTTTGTAGAACGTATTATAGATCCTTTACAATCAAGATGTCAAACATTTAAAATAGTACCACCCACTAAGAAAGAAATTGCAGTACATTTAGCTAGTATATGTGATAAGGAGAGCATAAGTTTTGAACCATCTGCCATTGGTAAAGTTGTAAATAAGTTCTTTCCGGACTTAAGAAAAATGCTCAATACTATCCAGGCAAGTAATGTTAAGAGTCAATTAATAATTGATGATTCATTACTTGTTTCTACTAGCTATTTGTCTGCTATTTTAGATGAACTTAAAAAAAATAAACCTAATATAATTCAAATTCGCAAAATAATAGCAGATTCAAATATTGATGATTTTGAAGAGGTATTTAGGTTTTTATTTGAAACTGCTGAACAATATCTTTCTAATAAGCAAGGTACAGTAGCAATATTAATTAATGAACATCAATATAAATCAAATTTTAGAATAGATAAGGAGATTAATATAATTTCCCTTTTTCAACAAATTATAAACATCAAATAAAAATGAAAGATCCACAAGAACAACCTCAACTTAATGTAGATTTAAAATCTACTACTGGCTTTAAAAATTCTGAAGGTAATAGTATATTCCAATCTGGAGTAATATTAAGAAAAATATCTAAATTTGTAGCTGGTACAGATAATGATGCCATCATGCCAATTCCAATATTTTTTGATCCTACAAATAATAAAATAGTAGGAGAGGGAATACCAGTAGAACTTAGAGAAGAACTCAAAGACGAGTTATTATGATAAAAACAACATTCGATTGGATTAAACATATTAACGTGTTAAAGACACCAATCGATGAGTTTAGTGACAAAGATTGGGACGTGTTTAATTCATATGTTATTCACCGTGTATTAAGCATGAATCCCGATTATTTGGAACTGGTAAATGAGGCACAAGTAATAATGCCTCAAAATAAAAAAGAAATATACTCAATCTATAGAGAATTTATTCCTAAAAATAATAAATGGAATAAATACATTAAATCTACAACTAAAACAAAAAGTAAGGAACTCATTAGTTATTTAAAGGATTATTGGGAATGTTCCAATAAGGAAGCACTAGAATATTATAATCTTTTGGATAAGAGTGAGATTGTTAGTATATTGAATAGTATAGGATTAAATAAAAAGGATATTAAACAACTATTGAAATGAAAGGCGAATTATTTACTATGTTAAGAACATCTGCTGAGGCAGATAAATCAAAAGCAATGCTTACACTAAATCTACTATCAGAACATCCTGCTGGGATAGGTGATCACTCCACTAAGGATTTTTATGAAAATGCTGAGGAAGCTTTAATGATGTTAGTAGATGCAGATGATAGATTGAAAGCGTTAAAAAAATATTTTAATATTAAATCAATATTATGAGTGATATATTAACATCTTACCACAAGAAATCATCTACACCCACAACTAAAAAATCTAATACTGATCCTTCACCTGCAGTGCAGGAGTTTGAGACCGAGTATAGAGAGTTAGCTAATGAATTTAAGCTTATACAATACGAACAATATGAGCTGTTTGCTGGAAAAATGTTGGACTATGGACTAAATAATATTACATTAAGCGGAGATATCGTTAATAACAGTGATGACAAGAAGTTCTCGTTAACTGGGTTGACTATTAGATTAACCGACAAAATTAGCCGTTTAAGAAATTTAGTGGTGAGTGGGAAAAATTATGTTAAAGACGAAGGTATGGAAGATACATTCATTGATATTGCCAATTATGGGATTATAGGAATGTTAGTTGGAAGAAATCGTTGGAAAAAATAACATATTGTGGCTAAAAAAATACCTAAGATAATAAAAGAAATTTTAAAAAATCCTCCACAGGAGATTAACTATGCATTTCAAAAGAATATTAGTTATTCTCAAATGAGTATCTTTAGATCCTGCCCACACCGTTGGAAGCTTCAGTACAAAGATAAAATCAAAAGATTTACATCCAGTATTCATACTGTATTTGGAAGTGCTGTACACGAAACTATGCAAGCATATTTGGATGTAATGTATACTAAAACAGGAGCAGCAGCTGATAGATTAGATTTAGAAGATGACTTCCACTATCAT